CAAGTCTCCCTGCTATAATTAATGATGTATCACTTACAATGGTTTTAACATAACATTTTTGATTGTCCAATAATATTACATCTCCTTCTTGTAATTCACTTTCAAATGATGTTCCTGAACCAGTAACAGTATTACTTCCTAAAGGTATTGTAACTGTCCCAGTTAAATCCTTAAATTGTGCATGTCTGGAATCCATATCAATGGCAACATACATTGATGACACGGCTTCATTTTCCCCTATTCTACTACCAGTTAATGCGGTACTTGCCTTTGCATCAAAACCAACAAATTCACCTTGACTGTTAACTCTATTTAAACTAGGAATATACTCATACATATTAGCCCCAGTAGGCATTTTAGTTGTTTGGGCAGATATTTTATACAAATCTATTTCATTAGGAGAATTTTTCCATAAACAAGTTTCTGCTGGCCTCATTACTCTATAATTAGTATAAAATCTAGTTACTCCAGTTTTATCCATAGGAAGATTATCCACTAGTAATTCATGGGCTACTTCTTCACCAGTAATGTTTCTTCTATGTTCTTTAATGTAGATAATATGGTCAGGGGAAACCATAGCATTTTCCATACTTCCGTATGCAGGGAAATTACTATAACCATAATTTCTACCTCTAATCGGGTTTTCCCTACCTTGAACTCCGGCTTCCCAGTTACTAATTAATCCTAGTTTTTGTGGCCCCTTAGTTGCAGCATTATTAAAGGGTAAAGAAGTAAATAAATCATAACCATGAGAATCACTTACCGAATATGCTCCACTAGTAGGATTATCCCCCACCTTCCATCCAAAATTACCAACTAAATACATCCCTGTTAAATCTACAAAATTTAAGAAATGGTTTTTAGAATATGGGTATTGATTAGCATCTTCATTATATGGCCTAGTAACTATTCTTAATATCCCCTCTTTACTTCTACTATTTGCTGTGGTTGCTTCGTAGTCATTAATGGAAGAGAATTCAACCACCCCTTGGTCAGTTTCACCGTTAGTTCCATCAGCAATCACATTAGATTGATTGACCCAATTAGAGGTAAGTTCATTAGTAATATTGGTTAAATCTAATATGGGAGAAAAGGCTGTATGGACTCCAGCAGCAATAAAATTAGATTTATCTATATCTGTATAAGTGGCGGCGGTGTCGCCCTCATCAGTAACAAAGGAAGAATATCCAAAGTAATCATTATTTAATTGTAGTCCAGCAAAAGAATATTCTCCACTTAGACTGTCGTGAAACCCGCCGGTCATTTGCCCATTGCCGTATTTTATACCATTTCTATTAGCGGAAGTAGTTCCTAGAGAACTATTTATTGCTTTAGAATAAGGGAAATTTTCACATGCTTGTGCAAATGATGAACCAAATCTACCCCCGATAGGAGGTCTACTTATTGAGTTTTCAATACTATAATTCCCCAATACTATAATATCGCAACTACCATAAGGATTACCCCCACTTTGCATCCATTCTAAAATATTAGAAACATGAGCGTATTCAGTCGCTATATCATTTTCCACTCTACCACCAGCGTCATCATCTAATACTAATCTTTCTTTTGGAGCCATCGCATTAATTGTTTCGCTCAAACTATATTCATTACTATTTATATCAGTCCTTTCAGAATAATAAGTTCTAAATGCAGGAGGTAATACTAAAGTTCCATCGAATTCAAAAGCAGCAAAATTTCTAGTAAAATGAGTCATAAATTTACTTTCTGTAATATTTAATCCCCCATCAGTCCCCTCTGTACTGGCAATCCATGTTGGCTGCCCAGCACCTATGGGTAGATGGAATAGGTCACTACTATTGTGCACAACTGATTTACTAATTGTTAAAGTCTCAGGAGTAGGTGAAGTATCTATTGCTGTGATAGTAGTACCGTTAGGAATTCCTTTACCAGAGACAAATTGACCAACGGTATAAATGCTAGCGTCTGTTACTTCTATTGTTGTTGCTGCCCCTGTATCCCATTCAGATGTTAAATCTTGTGTTCCATAAACTGCACCATAAGGTGTTTGAACAAATGCTTGAGTAACACCTTGAATTTTCATATGAGAAGTGGCTACCATTGATTGTAACATATTAAGTTGTTCACCGAAATGAACATCAGTAAAAGAATTCTTACCTCCTCTTCCTTTAGTGGTAAATTGGTAGAATGAGTCATTGAATTCCTGATTAGCAACTGATAAAGTCCCATCTCCACAAATATGAATATAACCGTAATATTTATTCTTATTACCATCAGATTTCATTATAGGACTTCTAGTATAATTACCCACTAAATGAATAGTGCTTGCTCCAGAAGCATCAGTTAAGTCACGGACTCTACCTAAATATTGACCCTTATCGGTAAATAATTGGTCGCCCACTTCAAAGTAGGTAGTGACTTGGGATTGGTCAGTAGTAATCCTAGATAAACTACTATCAACATCCCATACAGTAATTTTATGAGGGGTTCTTTTTAGAGGTTGATACCTAGTATATTCAAAGTTAGGGGTAGTTAATTGTGTCATATCTGCTGGTAATCTTTCGGGGTCTATTAGATTAAAATGCCAATCATATGTGCAATCAATTAATCTCATTAACCCAAATCTTTTCATTTCAGAAGGTAATATAGATGCCTCACTAATTGGTAACATTTTATACTGGTCATCATTTTCTAATTCTTCTTCTAAACTTCCCTCATAATATTCATGATATGTATTACTTTTACCAAATAAACCTTTACCTTTTAACATTAAATTATAATTGGTAAATTTTCTACTGATAGAACTTCCATCAATTGTTTCTGAATATCCAATATGATGTTTTCTTGACATTGAATCTGGGTACATATCAGCAGGTGAAAATATAAACCATCTAAGAGTTTTAGGGTCTGGTAATTCCCAATGGTCTTTTGCTCTAGTTATCCCGTCAAATTTAGGGCCAATCCACGGAGGATAAAGAATAGTTAATTCTTCATAGCCATCACTAGCAACATCAGAGGTTTTACCATCATATACCGTATAGTAATCTGTACTACCTATACTAGTATGAGGGGGCTGTAGCACATCAATAGGAGTTACCCCACTAGCAGATGGTCCTAATTTGAAAACTCTATTTAATAGCCTATCTCCACGATTAGATAATTTAACCCATCTATTAGCAATTGCAACAGGGAAAACATCACTATCACTACTAGCCAAATAATCAATTGTATTTGCCGCTCCAATAACATAATCTATATTATAACTATAAGCGTTAGAAGTGAGTTCACTATAAGCGGCGAATTTTTTATAAACAATGTTAGTATTATCATTATTCAAAGGAGCCTCCATATCTTCTGACCAATCCCCACCTCTAAAATTATCATGCATTCTAGGCATAAATCTAGGGTAATTCAATACCTTATGGTCAGTATCTTCTGGTGAAGTAACATGAGTTCCATGTTTATCAAAATCAGCAAAATTACTACCCATTATGGGTCTGAAATCTCTCGATTCTGGTGAAAGATATTCTAAGAAATAAGGGTGTTCTTTTATATCACTAGTGGTATCATACATTTCTGAATAATAACCACTAATATTAGGGTCATACCATCTAATTGACCAAGCAAAATCATTATTATGATAAGAATAAGGATATTTACGAACTTCATCCGAACCCCATTTAGCATCTGCTATTCTATATGCAGTAGCATATCCATTTACTCTACCTTTTTCTATGCTATAAGTATCTTTAATTTGACCATCTTTTCTTCTTCTATTGATATAAGAAAGATATTTACCTTTCTGTAATCCGAAATATCTCCATTTAGTATTCCCATATCTATCAATCATATCAGAATAAATAACGTGTGTAGATGCATTGGGGTTGTAAGAAGTAGATGCTTTATTAGCCACACTTTCATCTGTAATATAATGATATAATCCACCAGCCCATTTAATAGGTTTACAAATATTATCTACTGCATTCGGACTTGATAAATAAGGGTTAGTTAAAGTTAACACACCCCCTTGAGTTAATCCTTGTGTATTTAAAAAATATAATCCTTGAGTAAAATAGTCTGTTAATACCGTTATTCTAACCGATAAACTACCACCTGTATCGGTATGAAATGCATTGTAATCAGTTAAAGTTGTATTTCCACTTTCTAATTTTCTAGGATAAAATAACACACTTACATTGTTTAAATCATCTTCAGTAAAAACATGAGAAATTGTAAAAACGCCTGTTAAATCTTTATCATCTCCTCCTTCTATTTTTATTCTCATACCTTCTTTTAATTTTTGTAAAAATGTCTGCCCTGCGGTAGTATTAGAATATAATCTACTAGTAACATAATTAGTCCCTCCCCAATTTGATTCAGAACTAGTTACAGTAAATTGTATACCAGTTGCCGCATAATATTGAGGATGGTCTGATGAAGTATAATATTTATAAATACCTAAATCAGTAATTTTTCTTGTTAATGGTCTATCTAAAGTAAAAACAATCCTATCACCTTCTAAAATTGCCTGTGTGCTTCCTGTACCTGTACTTCCTACACTAATATCAATTATTTTACCATATAAATTACCCAATGAATCAAATATAAAATCATTAATTTTTAATTCTTCTATCCAAGTAGAAAAATCAAAGGTTCCATTATACCCTTTTCTATATGTAATTGCAAAATCACCAACATTAACTAATACTTTATCTCTACCATCTATGGGATTATTATCAACCCTTGCTAAAATTGCAGGACATATTGGGGCAATTTCAATAATTGTTTCTTCATTATTAGAAGTTAAATTAACAACATCATATTCAGTTAAAGAATTTACAGTGTGTAAGTTAACATAATCCAATGTATTTTTATTTGTAATTTCGTCTGCTAAATGACAATAAAATGGTAAATCATAATCTATTTTTCCTATATTATTTATGCTATATCCTTTTGCTAATGGATGATTAGAAGCAGAAGTTCCTACTAAAGTAGAACCCTCTGTTACTGGTGCATTAGTAGAACTCAATCCTAAAGAATTACCACCCGTAAATAATATTCCTTTATTACTAGCACCTAATAACGAATTAACTCTCGTAGTGTTATAGGGATTAGCGGCCATTGCTTTTGAAAAACTTACCATATTACCTCTAGCCAATAAATCATCTGCTGAAGAACCTGTTTCATCAGGTATTTCTTGAGGAGTTATATCAGTTAACTGTGCAGATGCACTACCAGAAATCATAATAAGTTCATCATCTTTTAATCTAGTAGGTATTCCTTCTTCAAGAGTAATCGTATATGGGTCAGAACCACCTGATATAGAATATATTCTACCTAAAAATATTCCTAAAGTAGTGTATAACAAATCACCTATCGTAGCGGTAGAAACCGTAGAAAAGGTATTGTCAGCATAGGTTAAACTTTTTATTAATATAACAGTAGTTCCTACTTCATATATTCCTTTATTAGTTGTATGATTTATTGAAGATAATACACTCATTCTTTCTATTGGACCAACAGTAGAATAAACAATATCTTCTGTAAATTTAAAATCTTTATTAACCATTGGCCCTAATAATTTAGCAATATTATTTCTACCTTTTATTTTTAATTTAAACATTCCATCTTCAATTACTTGTTCTATACTTTCTATTATTCCACTAAATATTCTTTTTTCTATATCGAATTGACCTGCGAAATAATCTAAATAAGATACTACTCCTCTAACATGAGTATTTGTTATAGAGGCTGGAGATTGTTCAATATTATAACGATATAAACTTCCACCAGCATCAAAATCACTATTAATAGGATAACCATATAATGATACATTAGAAAGTTTATCAGCATAAGGAAGATAATCAGTTCTATTATAAGATTCTAAAAATCTTTCATCTTTAAGATGAGGTTTTAATTTTAAGAATTTATTATCTTTATCTCCATATTCAACTTTAATTCTATGACCAGTCATTTGGCCTCCTCTTAAAACTAAATTAATATCATTAATTCTACTTGAATTTGCTTTTTCTAAAGAAATTTCACCAATATTAATTGCTGCTCTTGTATTATCAGAAGGGTTTTTATTTTCAATAAAGGTTTGAAAATCTCTTACATTTCTATTCCAATTAGTAGAAGCAGTCGCTCCATTATAGTCTAAAATATAATTAGACATATCTGTATCTGTAGGAATTTGAGAAATTATATTATCTACTAAAAATGAATACTTACTTCTATATGCTGTAGTGCTAAAATTTGGAACAGTAGATAAATCGGTAGTAGTAGCCAATTTATATTCAGTATCATCTTGTTTTCTCCATCTAATAATTCTCATTACTTGTTCATCAGATAAACTACCACTTTTATTTACTATATAATTTGGAGTGAAATGATATAATGTTCCAGATGCATTTACTGTAAAGGTATCATATAGTGGGTCATATCTACTTGATGTAAGTGTTTTACTATTAGGAATAGGAGAACTTAATAAAAATCTTAAATCATTTTTACTTCCTAAATCTACAACATTAATATCATTTATATTTGAATGAGTTGTTGAATATTCTACAGTTCCTATTGGTTCATTTCTTGATTTACCTATTTCTTCTGTAGCAAATATTTGATGAATATAAATAGGGTCGCCTTCTTTCATTTTTTTAGCAAGAATTTTTTGAGTGTCTGCTAATACAATATCAACATAACCCCCTGTTGCTGTAACTGATTCATAATCAATCATTTCCAGAGCATTAGGAATGATTGTGTTAGTCAATGGGGAATCGGCGTAATGTAGATAACGAGTTTGTCCTATATTATGACCGTAATAACTGGAACCATCATCATTAGGTCTATGTGCCATTCTAAATGAATGTTTTAAATGGTTAGTAGAATCAATGGAACAATACATCTTATTGTGGTCTAAATCAACTGCATGGGCTAAGAATCTAATTCTTAAATCATTAGAAGTAGAAGCACCGGAAAAATCTGCGGCATCCATAGTTAAAGTAGTAACAGTAGAATCCGTAGCACTATCTAAACAATAAGTATCTGCTTCTGCGCCATCAAGAGTAAATCTTGAGTCTCTTAATATACCAGTTAATCCCCAGTCAGTTCCTTCTGTTCCATCTAAATTAGTATAAGTTCCTAAAGAAGAATCTACTAAGGCAAAACTACCATCAGTAGCAATGGTAACTGTATCTGGAGTTCCATTAGTTAATGCTAAATTATTACTTGTATATTCTAAGAAATTCATAGCCGCAGGATTATCTGCTTTATATAACATATCAACTAAAGTTGCTTCCATTGTATATGGACCGGAATCAATAATATCTGTGCTATATTCTTGTTCTGTTAAAAAAGTGCTATAAGTGTAAGTATGAGAAGAACCATTCCAAGAAGAACTTCTAAGAACATATCTTGTGGCCGGTTCTAATTTATCCTTTCCATTTAGGAAATAAAAGAATGGGCGAGAAACATGAGTATTTAGATAATGACGAAGATTAGAACTATCTGATTGTAACCCATAAGCACAAGCAACTAAAGTTTGATTGTCCGAATCTATTTTAGGTAAATTTGAATCCAATGAAGAAAATATAGCGAATTTGGTATCTTTAGGAATATCAACTCCAATAGAAGGCTCAAATTCTATTCTATCGCCATAAACATCATCTTTTAATAATTCAGTTATTTTAGCAAAATGATGTGTATTAGGGTCATCAGAATAAATTAATATCCATAATGGGTTAATATTTTCTAATCTAAAAACATTAGTATTATCATTATGTATAATAGGAGTAGTATTATTATATCCCCTAATTACTGTTAAATCATTAGTAGATACTAATGTAATTAACATTTCCTCATTATCTATAACTATTATATCATTAGCAACTAAACCATGACTTCCATCTACTGTAAAAATCGTTTCTGTGGCCGTTATATTACTTGCTTCATTTAATTGTGTTTTTGCTTCAATAAATTTTTGCCCAGTTTGTGTTGAAGAATCATAAATTTTTACTGTATTTCCTCTAGTAATTTCTAAATTAGATAGATGGTCATCAACTGTAGTTGAATTGGGATATATTCTATTAACTGATGAATAAGTTTGAGTGGAACTATTAGATTGATTTATTCCAGTTTTAGCATTAGTTAAAGTAGTATTATCTGCTTTATGAATTTCATAACTATTAATTGTAGTAGCATTACTAACCATTGTAAAATCTGCAAAATCTTCACTTACAATTCCTCTTGATAATAAAGGGTTTAATGGAGTTTTATATATTGCACTTTCTAAAAAATTTCCAGTATAATTTGCTGCACTATCAGCAGTTTTATTTATTTTAGCCTGACCCGAAGTGCCTTCTATATTACCTTTATTCATGGCGAAAACACTAGTAAGGGTTCCCATTCCCTTAGTCATATCTTCTCCCCCTCAAATCTAAAGTAAAGTAATGTATTTCTATAATTAGGAACTAAAGTATCAATGGTTACAAAACTATCTTTATATTCTTTAGTAATGGCGAACTCATGTATCTCTCCCATAAACTGAGAAGACCTTCTGGTTTCTAAAGCCGTAGCACCATTAGAACCCATATAACAATCAGTTGCATCGAATTCAAAATCTTGAATATTAACACCTGTTCTTATTGTTACATCTGTTAAAGTTCCAGCGGTGGTAGTAGCCGAAGCAACATTATTCACACAATTAATTGTAAAACTATTATCAGAAGTTACAGTAACTTTCCAAACTCCATTTAAATTAGTTACTCCAGAATCTTCTATACTTACCCAATCATTAGTTGTTAAAGCATGAACATCTATGGTAGTAACGGTAACAGTTGCACCTCCATCTCCAACAAAACTACTTACTCTTAAATTACCCTCACTAAATATTTGAGTATCTACTTCTCTTCCATCAACAAATAAACTAATTCTATTTGCAGTATTATCATAAGACATAGCAAGATGAAATGGTCTTAATACATATCCTGCTTCTTTCCATGTATCTACTAACATATGTGCGCCATATTCATCTGAATCAGCAAGACTACTACCTCCACTTGTCATTTTAAACACATTATCAAAAAGTGTATCAGGCATATCAGCAAGAAGGTTTCTCGAAAAATTATATTCTTCATTTGGATGTATTATGTAATTAGCATTTGAAGCACTTGTTAATCCATAAGCATCTAAAGAAGTGGTTAATGCCCCTGCTCCTCTTTCTACTGTTAAAGTATTACCACTTATACTATCTATTTGCATTTTTTCTGTTCTATTCCAAACATAATCTCCCACATTTAAATTTCTAGCATCATCAACATAAATTTCAGTTTCATCTACAGTTCTTATTGGCTTAACTAATTTACATTTAGATAAGGTAACAATATCTGCTTTATGACCAGAAGTAACATTTATGTCACTAATCCATCCTAAATAAGTAGGGTCTTTTCCATGCACCAAATCCGCAGAAAAAATGTTATCATTAGAAGTTTGACCATATAAATTCTGACCCATCCAAATGTGTGGTAACATATCTATATTACCAGTATCAGCAGTTATTGCATCTCTCGTATAATATGAACTAGCACCATTTGCAAAAGTTAAACGGGAATTATATCTTGCATAATGAACCGCACAATTAGCAGTATTTGCAACAGTTTCCCCTTCAAACACACTTGTCATTAATGGAGCAGAATCCTCATAAGGAAGTTCTACTTCTATTTTTGTATTACTATGTCTAGTTTTTATTTTATAATGACCATCATTTTTAGCAGAATTTATTACTTTAATATAATTCCCCGCAACCATTCCTGCCGGAAATTCATTGGTGGCACTTCCAGCATCTACAAGTGTAATATAATTACCATCACCATTAGATGATGTGCTTTCTTGACCAAACCAAGTTGCTGTAAGAACACCACCAGAAGAAGAAGAAGATAAAAAAGGGGCTCCATAATATTTTTCTAAATAGATTTGTTCATTACTTGGTCCTATTTTCTTATGATACCTAACTCTATCTTCTATCTCTAAATAAATAGGTTTTCCAAATACATGGTCTGCCCCATCAGGTTGTTCTACAGGTTTACCATAATATTCATTTTCTGCTGTTATAATTGGACTATTACTTTCAACAGTAACAGTTCTAATATTACCATTAGAATCTTTACCTTTTAATACACATCCAATTTTATATTCAGCAGGTTGATTCATATTAGTTCTTGTTATATTTTTAAGATAGAATTGACATGTTTCATTATGAAATATAGTCATTTTATGATTAAGACGATTATCTCCATATATTAAATCATCAACGACATGAGCAGCGGCGGCAGTTCCATTCTGCGCTCTAGTAACAACAATTGTTTTACCCGCTCCTGTACTATGATTAATACTAACAACTTCCATTTCTTCATTACCTATTCTTATGTTAGTTCCACCTATTATATCTTCAACACTTGATACTGTTATAGTGGTAACAGAACTATTTATTGCTACTGCTAAATAAGCAATAGGCTCATGGGAAAAATAAGCCCCAGAACGATAACTATTAGCGGTATTAAGATTACCTGTTGCGGAATAATATTTATTTTTAAATGGTAAATCTAAATTACCTGCATCATATTGAGTAGCAATACTTGGGGTTCCACTACCACTATAATCTGCACCTAATCTCCAACCAAAGCCATTAATATCATATGGAGTGATTATACCTTCCATTGTAAAAGAACTTTTGACTGCCCAAATACCATATTTCGCATCATCATCATCATCTCCTTCTAATGCTTCTATTCCATGAGTAGCAGGGTCATGAGTAACACCATCTGGTCCTTTAGGAATATGTTTACTATAATCTAAATGAATATAGCCATCTCCCATTATAGGAAAAACCAACGCCTTCTTATTCCCTGTATAAATCCTATAATTAGACATAATATCACAAACTTGAAAAGGCTATTTCAAATGACATACTAAATTCAACAAAAGGCTGTCCACCCACTAATGTTGTATCGAAAGAACGAACAAATCCAGAAATTCCATCTGTGATATTCTTACTTGTATCAATTGGTTTTGGAAATTTTGTAATAGGTAAACTCATTTGTGCATCTAAATCAGATGCACCTTTATCTCTTACTGCATAATTAAAAGGAATCAAAGGGGCATTTTCTACAGATGTCCCTGCTCCTATTGTTAAAACATTACCTGCCGCATCTTTATCATGATAAGTCCATTTAGGACCAACTCTTGAAGGAATAAGAATAATTAATTTATTAAGATTTTGATGTGATTGCATAAACGAAGAATCAACATAAGAATGAATTAATTGACAAATCTCTTGAGCAGTCATAAAAACAGTAGTATGTTTACCATCAGAATCAGTATAAGTTACAGTAGAATCTAATGGGTCTGTTTCACTTTTAGGTAAATCTCCCGCATTAAATTGTTTCCGAATATATTGTTCAGTAACAATTCCAGAAAGAGAAATTGTCTTAGTAGCCATACCTAAATCTAAACCTAATGAAACAGATTCACCAGTAGCAATACCTACTGCGGGAGTAGGAAAAGACATGATGTTTTTAGCCGTAGAAATAGCCACACTTTCACATTTTAATGCTATTCTGTTTGTTTGAAATGTGTCCATAGTTGATGTATCTGTTTTATCTGAAAATGCACTTCTTGAACTTAAATCAAGAAAAACATGATGGTTATCTAAATCAGTATAAGTTGGCATCTTTAAAACCTCATATTAGTAGAAGAAGAAGTAGTTCGATTAATTTCTTCGTTAACCATTCTTCCTATTTTCTTTGCTATATCCCGTAATTCTGAATCTGATGCTCCTACTCTTCCAGAAACATTAACACTTACATTATTAGTTAAATTACCACTATTGGCTAACATATTCCTACTATCTTTATTAGAATGGACTCTTGAACCTCTTGGTAATTTAACTAATTCTGGTCCTCTTTCTCCAACTAAAGACAAACCACCTACAACCGTTCCCCCAGCCGCAAAAGGATTTACTGCGTCTTTGAACCTTGTAAGCATTTTATTCCCCCACGCTAAAAACGGTCCCCATACTTTATCTGTCCAAAAAGTACCAATTTTTTTCTTAATATCATCCCAAGTCCCTATTTTCTTATCCCACCAATTACTAACAAATTTTTTAATTTTATCTACTAACTCTTCTCTAAATTTCCCGTCAAAAATAAATCGCATAAATTTAAGAATTATTTTAAAATACAATGCGGCTACTCCTACAATTATTCCTATAGCAAATTTCAATACTCCTTTTAATACTGCCCAAAGTATAGTCCCTAAACCACCAAAGATTTTACCAAATCCTGTTACTAAAAGCATAAGTCTTTCTCCAAAAGTTCCGCCACCAAAGAACGCCGAAAAGATTAACATAAATCCTTCAACTACCATAAATAAACCACTCATTATTTCTTTAATTGCGGTCACTACAGTTCCCATTAAATCTCCAGTTCCCCCTATTTGTTTTATAATTTCAAAGATTAAAAATGCCGCCATAATAAATAACATGAAATACATTGAGTATTTTAGAGCCATCTTCATTACCACCCATACATTTCCTAACACCTTTTTAAAACCAATTTCCTTCAACTTCTTAAATAATGGAATTAAAGTCACCATTTTCATTGCTTTAAAACTACCTTCTATTGTTTTTCTTAATGGCCCTTTAAGTAATTTCTTTTGCTCGGCTATTTTATCTTTAACCCCTTTAACCCCACCAATTCCACTAACAGCGGCCCCTTTCTTTCCAATTAAACTTTTATATTCTTTATTATAATCTTCTTTAGTTTTCCATTCCCCAGATTCTTCTAATGTTATTAGCGCACCGCTATTCATTTTCTTTTTTACTATCTTTATTTCTTTATCAAATTGCTTAATGTTGGACATTATTTGTTTATTCTTTTTTAACCGTTCTTGTATCTCAGTTTTCGCTTCTTTAGACATACTTTTTTTCAGTTGTTTAACTCTTTCTTTTCCTAATTTTTGTAATTTTATTTTTAAAGTTTCATAACTTGCACCAAGTCTTTCGGTAGTTAATTTATCTATAAGTTTAGCGTCAGTTGATAACCCCATTTCTTCTCTAGCAGTTCTAATATCTTCTGCTAACAACTTATATTGGTTAATTATTGCAGTATTATTTTTTTGTTCTTTACTTAATCCATCCACACCTTTATCTCTAATGGCGTTTAACATGCTAAGTTGGTCTTCGACCCCTGCTGATGCCTCTTGTAATTTAGCCAAATCTTCAACATATTCAGCCTGTGCTTTCATAGCCCTTTCTTGAGCCTTAGCATAAAAATCAAATGCTTGAGCAACCGCCCTTAACTTATTTTGTAATTTCCATAAACCACTACCAGAAAGAACACGACTTACCATTGTCCATGCTTTACTTTCATTACTAGCATTAGCAATGCTTTTAGCAAAACCCGCAGTTTGTTTATCTACAACGGCTAATATTGAACTTAATTCAGTAAGAGATTTCTTTGCTTCATTCACCTCGTCGGCCATCCACTCACCTCGCCTTCTTCATCTCTCTATCCATCATCTCTGCCTTGTAGTTTTCTACTTCCCCATGAACTGATAATAAATCTTTAACTAAACTTGCTGGCATTTTATATATCTCTAATGGGCTAATAGCCAACGCTTTGGCTAAACTATAAACGGTAAGTAGAGAAACAATTTGAGGGTCGGTTTTACGCCCTCTTATTGCATCTCTAATTCTTCGTTTTTTGTATCATCCCCTGTTAAATCTGTTAAGGGATTAGGTAGTATTTCTTTTAATTGTGAACCAAGATATGGACTTAATCTAATTAAATCCATTTTACCTAAACTTGGCTCAGTCTTTTCTACAAAATTATCAATCATATAGTGATATAAATTATTCAAATCTATATCCATTTCTTGTGTTTTTGCATTAATATTCATTACAGAAGCCATTGCTTGTTCAACTTGCAACCAAGTGGGTTCTTTAATCCATATTTTTAAATGTTCATCACTATTCTCAGTTATCTTGAGATAGTAGACTTTCGCTTCACTTGCCGCAAACAGCAAATTCTTATCACTAACTATTTTCTTATTTTCACTAATCATATCTCTCCACCTTTTTTAACCAACATACATACAAACGGTGTTGGTGGAACGTAATATTATTGAGGAGTTTTGGAATCTTCTTCCTTAACCCCCGATTTTGCCGCTTTCTTTTCAGCCGCTTCCGCTTCCACTTTAGCCTGTTCTTCTTTAGCCTTAGTCGCTTCCGCTTTAGCCTTAGCCGCTTCTTCTTTTTTTGCGGCCTTTTTCTCAGCCTTAGATTTATTTTCTTCTATTTCTTTAGCCAGATTATCTGCAAACAATTTTCTTTTTGAGTATTTATCCATTTAATCACCCTTGTAGAACCCATCCCGTTTTAACTACACAGGAATGTAAATCTCTTGGCATAACTGTGGCTTCTACGGTTATTGGTCCTTTATCATCTGGAATAGTCCAAGTATTAGCACTAAGATGATAATTTTTAAATTGTATTTTTATTTGTTCTCCAGTATCTTTATCAAAAGTTAAATCAAGAAGACCATTAGCAATAGTATCTGTTGATGTTTCTTCTGTTTCATTAAATATTTCTTCAAATAATTTATTATCAGTTACTAAAGCAGTAAAAGAAATTTCATAATTTCTTTGTGCAGGAATAGCATGTTTAAGGTCTTTTGAACCTATACCAACAAACCTTTTATCTACTAAATTATTATTAATGGTTAAAGTGAAATTAGTAATTTTCAAAAATTGTTGACCAAATATACTAATTGAGCCGTTAGAGAAAAAGAATGGTTCTCCTAATTCTGCATCATCAGAAGATGTATAATTAAATAAAGAAGTATTTGTTGCTTGACCCCCTCTTGCTTCATAAGATTCATCAGTTGCTAATTTGTGAACTGCACCTGTGTTTAAGTCTAAAGTCATTTTAACTTCTTCATTTTCATTAGCAGTCATAGTTAAAGTATTAACTCTATTACCTCTTGCAATTCTTGTAAATGTATGAGATTCAGTAGCAATACCTGTATCTCCAGTAACATAAGTATTACTGGATTCTAATTTACTCATACTCTGTTCTAAAGCAAAAGAAGGTAAATCTGCTGTATTTAATTCTGCAAAAGTATAAGCAATAAGGTTATCATTCCCACTTGCAGTAGAAGTAGTCCTAGTTAATTTTTCTAAATTAGTATAAGTATCTGAACCTAATAAAACAGGAGGCATTAAAGTTTTATTAGAACCCATACTTGCATTACTAGTTTTATAAAATAATGGCCCAGTGCTAACCATTTCATCTATATCAAAGTCTGATTGCGCCCCACTATTAGCAGTATCAATATACACATCATCAGCCGCATCACCAACAAATTGAGTTGCTGGTGGTTGAGCAGATATTGTAGCATTAATATTAGTACATTGTCCTAGAGCATAATATAACCAAGTTCCATGATTAGCCATTAATGCGATATTTCCTCCAGAAGCAGTTCTAATCCCTTTATACTGATGACTAAAGTTTCTTGAACCCCCTAATTGAAGATTTAACTGTTTCATTTCT